ATGTGGGAGATCAGGTCGCTTCAATCATTCATTATGATCTTGAGTACAACAATCTCCTGATGTGCTCTATGCGTGGTAGAGCTGGACAAATTGTTGGTCAAGGATTTTCTGGAAAGAAAACTCAACTGGGAGTTAAGATGTCCAAAGCAGTTAAAAAAGTTGGATGTCTCAATCTCAAAACGATGATTGAGGAAGATAAGTTAATTTTCAACGATTATGAAATCATGAGTGAACTTACAACATTCATTCAAAAAAATAATTCATTTGAAGCAGAAGAAGGTTGCAATGATGACCTAGCAATGTGTCTGGTAATTTATGCGTGGTTAGTTGCTCAAGATTATTTCAAAGAACTTACAGATCAAGACGTAAGAAAACGTTTATATGAAGAACAGAAAAATCAAATAGAACAAGACATGGCTCCTTTTGGATTCATTGTTGATGGGACAGATGAAACTAGTTTTGTAGATACTGATGGTGATAGGTGGTATACTGACGAATATGGCGATCGAGCGTATATGTGGGAGTACATGAGCTGATGGATTTAGATGGTCAACTAAAACTTGGTCACTTATTGTTTAAAGAAAGAAACTGCAGATCTTGCGGGGAACAAAAAAACTTGATGGAAAATTTTTACAAAATTAGAAAAGGATCTGGAGCATCTTCATACTCTTATGAATGCAAAGACTGCACAAAAAAAAGAGTGGTTTTGAGTAGAATGACCCCAAAAATTTTTGATAAGTGGGTATATCCTGACTGGTAAATTGTTCATGCATTGTTTCCCCACTCAAAGATGTATTTTTAATAAATATTTTTTAGATAAACTGAGATCTAACGGAGAAAAACATGGCGACTCCTCAATTATCTCCTGGTGTACTTATCAGGGAAGTTGACTTAACCGTAGGAAGAGCTGATAATGTTCTCGATAATATCGGAGCAATCGCGGGACCTTTTGTTATGGGACCAGTTGATGAACCAATCGACATTGCAACAGAAGCACAATTAATCAATACATTTGGAAAACCATTATCAACCGATGCACAATATGAATATTGGATGACAGCATCCTCATTCTTAAGTTATGGTGGAGTACTGAAAGTTGTTCGAACCAGTGGAGGTTCATTAAATAATGCTAATGCGGCTGTAGGTTATGCTGCAACTACAAGTTTGCAAATTAAGAACTATGATGACTATACTTCAAATTATTCTGATGATAGTGTAAACTGGGCATTTTCCGCAAAAAACCCAGGATCTTGGGCAAACAATATGAAGATTTGTGTTATTGATAGTAAAGCAGATCAAATAATTGGAATCAATACAACAAGTCCTTTGAATGCTGGAGCTACAATCGGTATTGGAGTTACTGTTGCTTTAAATGGTGCTACTATTCCTGGAGATGGTGCAACAAATTTATTTACTGGTTATTTAAAAGGTATAATTACCGGAGTTACTACAGATGCAATCAATGGTAATAGTAGTATTGATGTAAAAATATTTTCCAGAGTTTCTTCTGCAGGAACAGAAACTACGATTGATTATAAACAATCAGAGAGAGTATCATCATTCGCAGTAAATGAATCGATAAAATTTATTAATAATAGTGGTATTCAAACAGGAACAACTAATACCGTAGCATCCATACTTGATTGGTACGATCAACAAACTCTTGGACTAACAAATTCCACAGTTTATTGGAAATCTCTTGCTCCAAAACCAGGAACTTCTTCTTATGGTTCTCAAAGAAACTGTAGACATGATGAAATTCATGTTGTAGTTTATGACGATAGAGGAACTATTACTGGTATTCAGGGAAATCTTTTAGAAAAACATGTTGGACTCTCTAAAGCTACAGACGCTGTATCGGCAATAAATTCTCCGCAGAAAATTTTCTGGAAAAACTATATCGCAGATTTTTCGGAAAATATTTACGCTGGCGACAATCCATCTGTAGGGACAGATATTTATAACTTAACTACACCTAGAGCAACAGGATTTTCAACTTCATTTACTCAAAATACAGAATCTCAAGGTCAATGGAACTTTCCTGCACAAGGAAAAACCTTTAGTGCAATTGGAAATGTTACATATACTTTAAGTGGTGGTGTTGATTATTCTGCATCAAACAGTATGTCGGCATTATTATCAGATCTAGTGACTTCTTATGGTTTATTCTCAAATAAAGATGAAATTGCTGTAGATTATTTACTTATGGGTCCTGGATTAAATAATAAATTTGAATCCCAAGCAAAAGCAAATTATTTAATTTCTGTCGCAAATCAAAGAAAGGATTGTTTAGCAGTTGTTTCCCCACATAGAGCAGATGTTGTTAATGTCACAAATTATACGACACAAACAACAAACATAATTGAGTTTTTCTCCCCACTTTCTTCTTCATCATATGCAGTATTTGATAGTGGATATAAGTACACCTATGATAGATTCAATAATACTTTCCGTTATATTCCATGTAATGGTGATGTTGCTGGATTAATGGTTAGAACTGCGATTACTTCATATCCATGGTTCTCACCAGCTGGTCAGCAAAGAGGTGTATTGAACAATGCAACTAAACTTGCATACAATCCATCAAAAGCACAAAGAGATCAGTTATATCCATTGAGAGTTAACTCAATCATCAATCAACCAGGAACTGGAGTAATTCTTTATGGAGATAAAACTGCATTAGCATATGCTTCTGCATTTGATAGAATTAATGTTCGTCGCCTCTTCCTGACAATTGAACAGGCACTTGAAAGAACTGCAAATGCTCAACTGTTTGAACTGAATGATCAAATCACAAGATCAAACTTTGTCAATATTGTTGAACCATACCTGAGAGACATTCAGGCAAAGCGTGGTCTTTACGACTTCTTAGTTGTTTGTGATGAAACAAATAATACTCCTGATGTTATTGACAATAACGAATTCAGAGCTGACATTTACCTGAAACCAACAAAGTCAATTAACTACGTAACCTTAACTTTCGTAGCGACTCGAACTGGGGTCAGCTTTGAGGAAGTTGCAGGAACTGTTTGATCTTATAATTAATCACTAAGGAGGACCCTAAAAATGGCACAAATTCCAACAAGAAACATCTCACAGTTCAAGTCAAAACTCATTGGTGGTGGTGCTCGTCCTAACCTGTTTGAGGTTAGTGTTGCATTTCCAGCAGGAGTAAATCTTGGAATTCAAAATGATGGTACAGGAACATTTGATAGCGAAAACTTTAGATTCATGTGTAAGGCAGCTGCACTTCCAGCATCGACAGTTAGTGAAATTGCAATTCCTTTTAGAGGAAGAACTTTAAAAGTTGCTGGCGATAGATCTTTCGATAACTGGTCAGTAACGATTATCAATGATGAAAACTTTTCTCATAGAAAAGCATTTGAAGCATGGATGCAAAACGTTGCTCAGTATGGAGACAGTTCGGGTTTGACAAACCCATCAGATTACATGGGTAATGCAACCGTTTATCAACTCGGAAGAACTGCTGCTTCTCAACAAGGTGAAGGAACAACTTCGGGTCCTTCAAACATTCTTGCACAGTATAAGTTCGTTGATATTTTCCCAACTTCAATTTCAGATATTCCTCTTTCATACGAAACTGAGAATGCAATTGAAGAATTCACTGTAGAATTCCAGATCCAGTACTTCTATCCTGAGGCTGCCGGTTCTGGTGCTTGATAAATAGTACAAATAAGTCTACACTTTAATAATGGCAAAACTTTTTGGTTTCTCTATTGAAGATAAAGAACCATTATCCCCTGGTGTGGTTTCCCCCGTTCCTCCCAATAATGAGGACGGGGTTGATCATTATTTGACCAGTGGATTTTTTGGTTCTTATGTTGATCTGGAAGGAATTTATAGAACTGAATTTGATTTAATTAAAAGATATCGTGAGATGGCACTGCATCCAGAATGTGATAGTGCGATTGAAGATATTGTAAATGAGGCTATTGTTTCTGACACAAATGATACTCCAGTAGAAATTGAGTTATCGAATCTCAATGCTAGTGATGGTATTAAAAAAATAATTCGACAAGAGTTTAAGGGCATTTTAGATCTTTTAGATTTTGATAAAAAATGCCACGAAATTTATAGGAATTGGTATATTGACGGAAGACTTTATTACCATAAAGTGATTGACCTCAAAAATCCCCAGGAAGGAATTCAAGAGTTAAGATATATCGACTCTATGAAAATTCGTTATGTGAGACAGACTAAAAAAACTGATAAAGATGATCGTAGTGTCAGATTATCCAATATGAATCAGGATAATCCGATGCAGTATGAGTTTCCTCAAATTGAGGAATATTTTATCTACACCCCACAAGCAACATATCCAACATCAAATCCATCATCTCTTGGAGATCAAAAGGGTATTAAAATTGCAAGAGATGCAATCACTTATTGCACGTCGGGTCTTGTAGATAGAAATAAAGGATCAACTCTTTCATATTTACACAAAGCAATCAAGGCTCTTAATCAACTGAGAATGATTGAGGATAGTCTTGTTATTTACAGGTTATCTCGTGCTCCAGAAAGAAGAATTTTCTATATTGATGTAGGCAATCTTCCTAAGATTAAAGCTGAGCAATATCTTCGTGATGTTATGATGCGTTATCGCAACAAACTTGTGTATGATGCAAACACCGGTGAAATCCGTGATGACAAAAAATATATGAGTATGCTTGAGGATTTTTGGTTACCTCGCCGCGAAGGTGGTAGAGGAACTGAGATCACTACTCTTCCTGGTGGCCAAAACCTTGGCGAAATTACTGATATTAAGTACTTCCAAGAAAAACTCTATCGTTCTCTGAATGTTCCAACATCAAGAATTGGTGGTGAAGGTGGATTTAATCTTGGACGTTCATCAGAAATATTAAGAGATGAAGTTAAGTTCAGCAAGTTTGTGGGACGTTTGAGAAAAAGATTCTCAGCAATGTTCAATGATATGCTGAAGACGCAATTGATTCTCAAGAACATTATTACTCCCGAAGATTGGGAAGTAATGAGTGAGCATATTCAATACGACTTCCTATATGACAACCACTTTGCAGAATTGAAGGAAACTGAACTTCTGACCGAAAGATTGAATATGGTTGCTCAAGCAGAACCATATGTTGGCAAATATTTCTCACAAGATTATATCCGTAGAAAGATTCTTCGCCAAACTGATGAAGAAATCATTGAACAGGATAAGATTATCGATAAAGAAATCAAGACTGGTGTAATTCCAGATCCCGCAACAATGATGGTTGATCCTGCAACTGGCCAACCAATTCCTGGAGGAGATCTTGGATCTCCTGTAATGGAACCAAACTTAGATTCTTATTCTGATTCTGCTGTTGAAGCAAGTGGTAAACAGATTGAAATGCCCAAAGGTGGCGAAATCTAATAAATAGCAGAGATACTCATTCTAAAAGTTATGGACGAATTAATGGATATGATTGTTACTGATGATAGTCCTTCACAAATCAGTGACAAAATTAAAGATTTGCTTTTTGCAAAATCTGGAGAAAAAGTAGACGCATTTAAGCCTGTCGTTGCTTCTTCAATGTTCGACAATTCTACTCAAGAGTATAATGAGGAAGAGTGATAAATGTCTGAAAACCTATCAGATTTTTTCCAACTTATAGCAGAAGCAAAAAAAGAAAAGAAAAAATTAAAAGAAGAAGAAGATAAATTTATCTCCGAAATTATTGACGCAAATGATGTCGTAGAAAATATACTTCGCAAACTTACAGAAAATAAATATAAAGAAGATCAACAAGAATTAGTTGATAATATTATTGAAGAAGTGGAAGAGGGGGTAAAGGGTATTAATGATATTGTTAGAAATATCATTAACCCAGAACCTCAACAAGATACTAAAAAATATATCAAAGAAGGATTATTAAATATTCCCTCCAATGAGAAAAATTCAGATCCTCTTACTCCACTTAATCAAAATTTTGTAACTTTAGATCAGCTTCAACAGCATTATAAGTTATTCATCAATCGCATTCAACAACAACTTTCCACATTAGGTGGCGGTGGGGAAACGAGATTAAGATACTTGGATGATGTTGTAGGTGTTGCAACAAATTCAAGTTTTTATGATGACAAATTTCTTCAATGGAACTCAACTACAAATGAAGCTGAGTTTGTAACTATTAATTCAGGAAATATTGTTGGTATTGTTACAGGATATTATGGAAGTTTTTATGATACCACAACACAAAATGTAGTAGGCGTCAATACATATCAACCATTTACAATCAATACGACTGATATATCAAATCAAGTATCAATAGCAAATAGTTCTCATATTGTCATTGCAAACTCTGGAATATATAATATTCAATTTTCTTTACAAATTGATAAGTCACAAGGTTCTCAGGCTCACGTTTATATTTGGTTGAAAAAAAATGGGACAGATATCCCAAATAGTGCAGGAGAAGTTTCAGTTCAGGGAACATCATCAGAAGCAATTGCTGCTTGGAATTATGTAGTATCTGCTTCTGCGAATGATTATTATGAACTTATGTGGAGTTCTACTGATATTCACGTTGAAATCAAAGCAAGGAACGCAAGTGGAGTTGTTCCTGCTATTCCATCAATTATTCTTACAGTAGTCTCTGTATAATAATGCTATAATTGCAAATTTATAAATAACTAATAAATGTATTATACGAATAATGACACATAGACCAGTTGGATC